CTGAGAATCTACCAGTAATGGCACCTAGTCCAGCACCAACTGGGGTGGCAAATATGGCAAAAGCCACCAAGATTATGTCAAGGTGCGGTGCAACTTCTGCGGGGTTTGAAGTTGCCTTCCATATTATCGTAGTCCCAAGAATTACAAAAGCCGCCACGACTGGCCCCAACATTAGAAGCGTCAGAAATTCCGTGCCTGACAGGGTAGTCGTTGCCTTGACCCGCAGGCTACCAATCTCCTCCCTGGCAAGAGCTAGTTCTTTGCGTATCTCAGCTAGCTCATCTACCTCATCTGCCAATTAATCTACTCATAGTATATTATACTCCGTACCATTAATTAATTTTTATAAGCAGTGCCACTATTCCAATAGCTACTACTACATCCGCTGTCGCTGCTATATACATTCCAATCAACATTGCCTTCTCAGTCCTAGTCATTTTCTCATACCTCTTAATGTAATGGGCATATAAACCTGGCAGATGTACCTCCATCTTGAGCCAGTATAGGTACGATAATACCTAGTACAACCATTACAATGGCCCCAATTCCTAGAGCTATGACTACAGCTTTAGAAATCGTCTGACTCATCTAAATTTAGGGTTTCAACATCCTTATTTTCTACCTTAGTTTTTTTGTCCCAGTTACGTCCAGAAGGATTAAATGAAATCCCTGGCTTATTAAACGTGGGTTTAAAGGTAGCTTTCTCCACAAAAACATCTCCCTGCAATCCAAAGGTACCTACATAATCTATCCCATTATTTAAGAACCACATCTGTTGGGCTGTGGCTTGTTTAATCACAGGTGCCGCAAACCCTTGTTCATTTAAAGATTGTATCCAAGTTTTTACTAGGGGCTTTCTTTGACCTCCAAATTCTCTGATTCCCCATTGACGGTTCTCTCCCTTACGTTTACGAGCATCCGCATATTCATCTATGTCCCGTTCTTCTAGGGGAGTTTTATCATGCCAATCAGGTGTATAAGCATTTTGAATATCTTGTTTAGGTCTGTGTTTATCCCAAAATTCGGGGTCTATATAACTATCTATAGATTCCTTAGCAGTAGTGACAAAATGCTTTTTGGGTGTTATACCATCGGTTTCATACATAACCTTACCCGATTTATTTTTACGGGTTTCTTCTTTCTTATGCCCCAAAGCTTCCCCTACTATCTTACCTATTTGATTTTGCCAAGCTGTAAAGCCTTTTGAAGACATGTTAGGCGGGGGTGGGTTTGCTTTAACTGCTGCCCCCGCAGTATAATTAGCGTAATCTGTCCGTAAGTCTTTTACTTTTACCTTATCATTACCCGCTAATTCTTTAAATCTCTTCCTATTTCTAGCAGTACTAGTATGAAAGATTCGATCTGACTTGCTTTTACCTTCCATATGATGCGCCATAGCTTCAGCTACGACTTTATTCCGTTTAGTAAAACGTTGGGGTCTATTCCATTTTCCTCTATAAATTAGAGTAATGCTATCCCCTCTTATTGAGACATCCTGTTTACGTAAGTCTACCGCCCCCATTCCAGTAAGTTCACCATCATCATGGGTACGGGCCTCTCCCCCATGCCTAATACCCAACAAACCTACCAAAGCTAAACAAGTATCTGTGGGACTATTCTTAAGATGGTCTACACTCATGTTACGTAATTGTCTAACACCCTTTTGTATATCTCCGCTATTGGCCCTAAAACTTTCCCAACCCTTAGCCAACTTGTTTTTAGCATATTCCTGGTTGTAACTATAACCCAATTCATTAGTTTGAGGATCTCTCCATTTAGCTTGAACAGGTAAGTCTTTATCTACAGCTATATGAACATCTACAGCATCAAGGGGAACCTTTGTGTTGCCATGATTACGAGCCTCTTTTTGTTCCACCCTTACTAGGTTACCCTTACTATCTCTCTTCTTAGGTACTCGTTTCCCGAAATTTTTTCCTGCTTCTGTCTGTCTAGGAGCCTCTGCATGAGTAGCTGTGTCCCCATTTTCATATTCATATACATCATGACCATGTTCAGGATGGGGCACCAAACCTACAAAAAGACTCGTTTCATCTTGAATGGGTTCCCCTTTTTGTTTGTGGGCATCTATCCACTCAGCCGTGGAATCAATGTATGTCCCACCCTTTTTCCCCTCATAGATCCTAAATCCTTTCCCTCTCAGTTCACCACTTTCAGTATCATCTATATACCTACGTTGGCTCTCAGGTAATTGGTCTAGTTTTACATCATCAGGTTTAGGGGTAGTCACTATTCTTCCTCTTCTTCAGGTTCTGGGTCATTCAGATTTTCATCTTCGTCCTCATCTTCATCTTGAGCTACTTGGGCTTGTGCCATTGCATTTGGCTCCCCTTCCTCACTTTCCTCACTTTCTCCTTCTTCCCCACCTTCAGGGGATGCCCCACCCATCATCTCCTGTTGCTGTTGTTGCATCTGTTGCTGTTGCTCCTGTTGTTCCATTTGCTGCATAGTTTGTTCAATCTGAAGAGCTTGAGACTCACCCTGGAACTGTGTCATAGGTACAGACTCCCCTTCAATAACGAAGGCAATTTCCTCTAGGTTAGCTCCTTGGTCTTGAAGTCTAACAGTAAAGCCCATTTGGTTCAACTGACTAGCCACTGAAACTCTTTGTTGGGCAAAGCTAATTCTAGTGGCTTCAGCCTTTTCTTCGGGTGTGGGTAGCTCCAATGTCCAGTCTGTAATCCCAAAAGCTTCCAGCAAAATCGGGAATACTTTATCATGGAACATACGCTGGTCACCTTCAACCACACGACTCATAACTACTAGTTGCTGAGTTTGCGTAGACAAACCGCCAAATGCTTCTGGTGCGCCCTGCCATGCAGGAGTAACACCCCACATAGCAGCTATGCGTTCCCGCACTTCCTGGCGTACAGGTAGGTAATCCATTTCCTGTAGGGTGTGGAACAACCTAACCATGTCAACTCTGCCCCTATTATTTCTAGCTGATACCGCTACCATGGGGACAAAGTTAGGATCCATACGAGTTTGAGCCGCCATATTAGAACGTTCACGCCTCAATGATTCAGGGTCATCAGTAAAGACCATAATCATAGAAGCTGGCATTTTACGCTCAAAGAAATATCTATATAAGTTTTTATCCATACCAATCAAAGTCAGAGCTTTCTCAAATACGGTAAGGATAGGACTCCACCCATAGGTTTCACTAGGGGAGAATTTAGTTATATGAATAACTTCATTATCAAATAGATATATATGCTTATTACGATGGTAGTATTTGTACATAACGGCTTGGCATAATCGTGTACAGTTAGGCTGGTCACATATTTGAGGAGTGTCTTGAACTTCATCCCTATGAATCGGGCATATGAAATGGGAGTTTTTAGGCAATCCCGCAGTATCCAAATCGAACTCAACTAGAGCAGGATTTAATCTACGAATTTCTACAATCTTAGACCGTAGTGTATCATCCTCCATACTCTTATATTCTTTAGCCAAATACAAGAACCCGTCATCGACAGTATTAATATCGTAATGGAACTGTTTTAAGACCTCTTCCAAACTTTGGTCAAAGACGTTACAATCCTCTAAGAACTTCCCAAACCGTTCCTGTTGCTCATGGTCTGGGTCTTTTATCTTAGCTTTCCATTGAATCCCACGCCTGAAAACCTCACTAGTAATATGACTAATGGGGCTACGAATTTCTTCAACAGACATTGCAATGGTTTGAATATCCATTACAAGCTGTTGTCTATACGCCATTTGATGGCGTACCCATGTATTAACTACATGGTCTAAACCCATAGTAGGCGCAGTTCCTATGTCTCCTGATTCTTTCATTAACTGAAACATGCCAATTTGGGCATTCAAATCAGTCATTGTTTGTGCTAAAGCAGGAGTTTCAGGAAGGTAATCTGATAATTTCATCTCTAGTCCTTACCGTTAGTGATTTTTTCTACATCCGATGCCAGAGTTAGCTTAAGCAAAGTATCCATAGCCTTCTCCTTCAGGAGACTCCCCTCTGACTTAGATGAAGACATACGAAGTGTGCTTATCTCTTCTTCATATTTTACTATCTTTTTCCGCATTTCCGCAAGTTCTTCATCTTTTTCGTTATTTACCTCTACATAATCTTCTTCAGTTCTAGTATCTACGGGTATAAAAGAAGAGGTTGCATTCTGCAAAATACCTAAACGAGAGGCTTCTTTTACCAATGCAATGAACCCCCCTTCTGTAACTAGAATTACAGCAGGGCTTGTATCCTCCACATCATCCTCAGGATCCATTTCCCGCAAAGCATCATGCCATGTATCTAATATACGCCATGTCTGTGTACCTTCGTCTCTAGTCGCTATGTATTGATGTTCTCTCTCCCTTAGCATGTTTCCTATCATATCTATTCTCCTTTTCTAATGACTGTGGGGCTT